TGGTGTCGTTGATGCACTCGAACTGCCATGCGGTCAGTGTGTTGGGTGTCGTCTTGAGCGGTCCCGCCAGTGGGCGATGCGTTGTTTACATGAAGCGTCCTTACATGAAGATAATGCCTTCATTACGCTTACCTACTCAGATTCCAATTTGCCTCGAGGCGGATCTTTAGACTATTCTGATTTTCAGAAGTTTATGAAACGTCTTCGTAAGCGAACCAGGGCAAATGTTCGCTTTTATGTGGGGGGTGAGTATGGTGAGGAGCAAATGCGTCCGCATTTCCATGCCTGTTTATTTGGATATGATTTCCCGGACAAGCTTTATTATAAGAAGACTGGCTCGGGTGAGAAGATTTATACGTCCAATTTGTTGGAATCGTTATGGCCTTTAGGCCTGTCTAGTGTTGGGTCTGTTACGTTTGAGTCTGCTGCGTATATTGCGCGTTATTGCGTCCAGAAGGTGACTGGTGACTTGGCTAAAGATCATTATCGCGTTACTACTGATGATGGCGAGATTATTGATCGTCTGCCTGAGTTTAACCATATGTCTCTTAAGCCCGCAATTGGTAAGCGTTGGCTTGAAAAATTTCAATCTGACGTCTTTCCTCGTGATTATGTTGTGATTAATGGCGTAAAGACTAAACCTCCTAAATATTATGATCGGTTGTTTGAGAAAGCCGATCCTGGTGCGTTTTCCGAGATTGTTGCCCAACGCGAGTTGAGTGGCTATTCTCAGAAGTTGCTAGGAGAGCAATCAGATGCTCGCTTAGCTGTTAAAGAGCAAATCGCTTTTGCTCGTAAATCCATGTTGAAAAGGACTCTTTGATGACCATGATGCACAAGAACGCATCGGTGGATCCCCACCGTTTTGCGATGATTCCGCACGCCGAGATTCCTCGGGCTTCTTTTGATCGCCAGTTTACGCATAAGACTACGTTTGATGCGGGCTATCTTGTGCCTGTTTACGTCGACGAGGTTTTGCCCGGCGATACGTTTAATTTGAAGATGACGGCGTTTGCCCGTCTTGCTACTCCGCTGTTTCCGGTCATGGATAACATGTACTTGGATTCGTTTTTCTTTTTTGTGCCGAACAGGCTTATTTGGTCTAATTGGCAGAAGTTTATGGGTCAGCAGGATAATCCTGGTGATTCCACGTCTTACGTTGTTCCGCAGCAGGTCTCTCCAGGTGGAGGTTACGCTGTCGGATCTCTGCAGGACTATATGGGTCTTCCGACGGTCGGCCAGGTCAATGCTGGTGCGACTGTGTCCCATTGTGCATTTTGGACTCGTGCGTATAACCTGATTTGGAATGAATGGTTCCGTGATCAGAATATGCAGAATTCTTTGGTTGTCGATAAGGGTGATGGCCCTGACAACGTTGCTAACTATACTATTCAGCGCCGTGGTAAACGGCATGATTACTTTACTTCTGCACTTCCCTGGCCTCAAAAAGGTAGTGCAGTTGCTCTTCCGCTAGGTACGACTGCACCTGTTTCGATTCAGAGTACAGGTGATTTCCGTCTTCAGACTTATGCTTCTCCGTTCCGGATTGGTCGGCGTAATAATGCCGATCTGTCTATGTATCCGATGGATGCTGGGTCTAGTGCAGACACTGCTATGACCTATAAGGATGGTCTGGCTGGTGTTGCTGATTTGTCTAATGCGACTGCAGCGACGATTAACCAGCTGCGTCAGTCGTTCCAGATTCAGAAGTTGCTTGAGCGTGATGCTCGTGGTGGCACGCGGTATACCGAGATTGTGCGTGCACATTTCGGTGTTATTTCGCCAGATGCTCGGCTTCAGCGCCCTGAGTATCTAGGTGGAGGTTCGACTCCAATTATTATCAATCCGATTGCTCAGACGTCTGGTACTGGTGCGTCTGGTCAGACGACTCCTTTGGCTAATCTTGCTGGTGTTGGTACTGCTCTAGCCAAAGGTCATGGGTTTACGCAGAGTTTTACTGAGCATGGTGTGATTATTGGTTTGGTTAGTGTTCGCGCTGACTTGACTTACCAACAAGGTCTGCCGCGTATGTGGTCGCGCTCGACCAGGTATGACTTTTACTTTCCCGCGTTTGCGATGCTTGGTGAGCAGCCCATCTATAACAAGGAGATTTATGTTACTGGTAATTCGACCCAGGATAATAGTGTGTTTGGTTATCAAGAGCGATGGGCCGAATACCGTTATAAGCCGTCGCAAATATCTGGCCTTTTCCGGTCTACATCTGCGGGTACCATTGATGGTTGGCACCTGGCTCAGAAGTTCACGTCTGTGCCAACCTTGAATAGTACGTTTATTCAGGATAACCCGCCTGTTTCACGTATTGTTGCTGTTGGTGCTTCTGCTAATGGTCAGCAATTTTTGTTTGATTCGTTTTTTGATTGCAAGACTGCGCGTCCGATGCCGCTTTATAGTGTGCCTGGACTGATTGACCATTTCTGAGGTTTTTATGTTTGGAATCGATGATTCTGTTGTTGGTGGTATCATTGGCGGTGGTCTTTCTTTTCTTGGTGGTGAGCGGCGTAATGCTGCTCAAGCTGAGCAGGCCGCGACAGCCAATGCTTTTTCTGCGCAGCAATTTGCCAGTCGTTACCAAACTACGGTTAAAGATATGGAGGCTGCGGGGTTAAACCCGATGCTTGCTTACAGCCAGGGAGGGGGTTCGCCCCCTACCGGGCAGCAAGCCCAAATGCAGGACACCTATAGTCCTGCCGTTGAGTCATTTAACCGTGTTAGGTCGACTGCTGCGCAAAACGCTGTTGTCAATGCCCAGGTGGAGAACATTCGGGCTGATACTCAGAATAAAGAGGCGATGGCCTCTAATATTCGTGCTGATACGTTGCTCAAAGGAGCGCAAGAGGTGTTGGCTGGTGCCAGCGCGGATCAAGCGCGTACCAATATCGCGTATTTAGAGACTCAGTCTAAAAAGATTATTGAAGAGATTAAGAATATCCCTATCGAGGGCGATCGCTTGCGCGCTTTGGTTAGGAATCTTGGTCAGGAATATGATCTATTGGTTGAGCGTACTCATAATACGCATGAGGCGACTAAGCAGATTCGATGGCTTGCTGTGAAAGCTATGTTGGAAGGTGATCTTCTTGGGCTGGATCTTAAGGCGGCCCAGGATCTTGGTAACCTTGGTCGGTATAGCAAGGAAGGCAAGATTGTTTTGGATTTGTTTCGTGAATTAAGGAGAGGTAAATGAGCAAAGCCCCGTTTTTGCGTACCCCGTATAACTATGACCGCAATGCGGCTAGTGATGAGTCGGGGTTGTGTTGCGAGGATGAATCGTTGGCGATTCAGTCCGCAGCTGAGGAAGCCGACATAAATACTATTGTTCGGCGTTTTGGTTTGACTGGGCAGCTGCCGGCACAGGTTGCAATGCCCAGGTCGGGGGACTTTACAAATGTCCCTGATTTTCATTCTGCGATGAATTTGATTTGTCAGGCCCAGGAGGAATTTATGCGTGTGCCTGGTGAGATTCGTGCGCGGTTCAATAATGACCCGCAACAATTCATGGAGTTTCTTGAGGATGATAGGAACGTAGACGAAGCTGTTAAGCTTGGCTTAGCTGTTCGTAAGGCTGTTCCTGTTGTACCTCCGTCGGGTACTCCCGATGGAGGCGCGGCGTCTTAGCCGCAATGTGAGCCCTTCCGAGGGCTTTTTTTCAACTATAAGGAGTTTGTATGATTCAAGTGATTGTTTCTGTTAAGGACACGGCGGCCCAAGCCTTTGGCCGTCCGGTTTTTGTGCCTACTACTGCTGTTGCAGTTCGTTCGTTTCGTGATGAGGTCAATCGTAAGGATTCGACCGACGATATGGCCAAGCATCCAGATGATTTCGAGCTTTATGAGATCGGATCTTTTGATGACTCTGTCGGAGTCATCACGTCGCACGAGCCCCGTCTAGTGGCTCGTGCTAAGGACTTGCGCGACGCTTGAGTTGTCGCGTATAGTCCGTCCTAGACCAGGTATCCACTTGATGTAACTGGTCTAGGTGACACCTCCGCTAGGGGGTGTCTTCCCTCAAACCGCCTAGGAGTAATGATGAAACCTGTGACCCGTCGTCCCGTGAACAAGCATGCGTCTGCCCGTAGTTTTGGTCGTGATACCCGTACGGTTGCTGCTGCCAATCTGTCCGTGAATCCGATGCGCGGTGGCTGGCGTCTGTAATGCCGTGTTTCCATCCTATGCCCGCCGTGCGGATGTCGGATGGCTCTGTGCGGTTTGTGAGTAGGTCTAAGCGTGGTGTCGTTGATGCACTCGAACTGCCATGCGGTCAGTGTGTTGGGTGTCGTCTTGAGCGGTCCCGCCAGTGGGCGATGCGTTGTTTACATGAAGCGTCCTTACATGAAGATAATGCCTTCAT